CCTCGTTCTATTAGCATTTATCGAAATGGAAAACGATAATAATGTTCAACGCGGAAGAAACATACCCGCTAGAGGCCGACAAAACGGCCAGGTCCCTCGAGGACCTCGGGGCCCAAGGCCCCCCCGCCAGCCAAGAGCTGGCCCCAACAACCCCAACCCGCCTCCAAATGGTAGAGCTAATGCTCCCAGAGGTCGTCGGGGACCCGCTGCCCCCCCCGGCAGACGAGACAACCGGTCCGCCGATCGTTCGGCCGCTGCTGATTTGTTGCAGGAAATGCGAACTATCTTGGCCGAAATGGGCCCTCGCCCGCCACCCCCTCCTTTTCTTCCCCAGCTTGGCCCCGAAGCGCCCTTGCCTCCGCCGCCAGTTGCTGTGGTTCCGGCATATGTTGATGCTCCTGTTCCGCTTAGGGCTAATGCCCCTAGGCCGATACAGATTTTGGCTAGAGCCCCCCCCAGGGCCTCTTCCGCCCCTCAGTTTGAGTTTAGGGCGGGCGAGACTTGTGCTATTTGCCAAAATATCATGGAGTTGGGAGAGGAGGATTCTCTTCGGCAATTGGTGTTGCTCAGAAGGGACGGGGAGAATTACGTGCGGACCTGCAATCACATGTACCACACTGATTGTATTATCAATTACCTTTATGACAACCATAACTGTGCTATTTGTAGGTCTGATTTTTCCCATGTTCTCAATTCTCCCGCCATTAGGTCCCACAATGTGGTCGCTATCCTCAGTTTTAGTACCGTTGATGGAGTAAGGAGGTTCCAAGCCGACTCCTCCCTTCCTGCATCTTTTGCTGAATATGCCATGACCGTTTATGGTTATGTTGTATTGCCCGGCAGGAGAGAGCGGCCCCATCCCCAATTACGAGCAATGAGAGCCATTGAGGAGGACAAGACCTTGAATTGGTGCCCCCCTGATTTTATAATCCATGATGTTGGTGGCAATTCAAATCGTCATCTCAAGCTTGGTAGGAACAAGGTCTGGTCCTCTCGACCTTTGGCCATACCTGGCGATGAGCGACGACTAGCTGATGCCCGAGGAAATTTCTGCCGACATAGGGGCGAGGACTGTAGATGTAAGCCCTTTAATCAGGCCATTTTCATCCACTCCGCCTACTATTTGACCCCAATGATGATGGCACAAATTCTTTTCCACACTTCTATGAAGGAAGGCTACATGCTCGTCCACGATTTTCCTAACCAATCGGGACAGTTTATGGGGGAGGCGTCGTACCAGAGGCACCAAGACAATCTCACCCGTGTCACCATGAAGACCGACGGTAATGCTGAGGATTATGTCCATGACGCTCTTGACTGGACCAACACTGGTCATCCAGTACCAACGAACTTCGGCGACCTGTCTTTTGAGGTCCTTGAGAAGTTCCCTTATTCTAGGATAGTCAAGATCCGACTTACTGCTAGCCACGCTCCCGCTCTAACAGAGCGTCAGATTTCCTTTTCCCAAGCCCTTAGGTCCTTGCATGGGTCTATTGATGTTAGAGGAGTTTTCGCCAGGGATCCCATCATGACTTCAGCGTTGGATACCATTGGTTTAAAATCCGTTACCTCAGGACCTTACGGTATCGCTTGGACCACCGACTCGGACGGGACTGTATTCGTCCCGAGGGAATTGGTCGGGGAAGTCAGGTTAAAAATCGGTGACAAAGTTAAGGACTCACATGCTTACAAGATGGCTCAGACGTACGCCATTCAAGGCGTCCGTAACTATAACATCGAGCCCTCTAAAATGGCAGCTACTGCTACCGCCGCTGCCGGCATAGCTTTTGCCGCTGCCATGGAAGACGACGTTATGGGACTGAGTCTCCTTTACGCTTCAGCCAGCTCCGCTCGTTCGTGGACTGATTGGTTTTGGGGAACCCCCTTGTCCTCCAGGGCTGAACGCCTCGCCGCCATGGTTTTCAGGCAGCCCGCAAAGGGTTGGAAGCTGGTATTAGCTTTGACTTCTGGCGTGGCAGTCACTTTCCTATTGGTCTGGTTCGGATATCCTTACGTCGCCCCCGGCACCCTCTCAAGCCCCATGATTGCTTTCCTGGTTTGGCTTGCCAACAAGTTTAGATCATGGATAGTCGGTTGGAGGAGGGCTGGTAACGAGTTGGCCCCTTTGGTAGCCCCCGTTCCTTATCCCCCAGGCCCCGCCCCCATATCTTTTAGGGGTGACGTTTGTATGGCAGCCCGCCCTCTCGGTGCCATGCACGCTACTGCATCAGTCACTCTGCCTAGCCATTATGAGCCCTGCTCTCCAAGGTTCGGAAACCAATTGGCCGGTATAGGCTTGTCCTGTGCTAGTCCCGTCGTCTCCCGATCATGTACCCACAACATGACAGTCGCATTGGTGAATAGAGGTTTGATGGACACGTCGTTCAACTTGGTCAGCTGGAGCAATTTTGTAGCTCGAGTGGATGCCAGGTATACATCCATCTTCCCCGAGGTCCCCCTGGTTCCCATATCCTTTAGGGATTGGGTTAAGAGATTTCCGGGCCCTCGCCGTCCGATGCTTGCCAAGGCTTATGAGGAGATCACCGCCGGAGACTACCCCCAACGTCAAGATGGGAAGGCGTCTGTTTTCGTCAAGAAGGAAAACCAGCTTAAAGCTTTTGAAGGGGGGTTTGTTTTATTCGACCCCAGGCTCATTCAAGCCCAGACTGACCGCCACCAGGTCGTCACTGGTTTGTTCACTTATCCGTGTAATAAACAGTTGTGCATTCAATGGGGGATTTCTACCCCCCAGGGGCCCTTGAGACCGGACACCCTAACAATTCCAGAGTTACGATTAGCCCAATGGAGACCAATTGTTTACGCGTCAGGACTGACTGCCGACCACATAGGAGCTTGGATGACCGCTGCATTGGCTTCCAATGAGCCATACCATATCTTGGTAGGCGGTGATGACTGCTACGCAGTGTTGCTTTTGAGCTCCACTAAAGTCGTGATGTGGATGGATGCCAACCGCCACGATGCTCATTGCCATGCAGCCTTCCATGTCAGACGCATGGAGCACCATTACAGATCAGGATTGCGAAGGGGTTCGAAAGCCTCTAAGGCCTTAGCCGTTCAAAGTTTCCCCAGGGGTGCCTCTAGATCGGGGCACAGATTTGCCATTGACCTGACCATGCAGTCGGGTGTTAGTGACACTTCCCTTTCCAACACCAAGCATGTTGGTACAGCGGTCGAAGACGCCATATTGCTTTATCGTAATGAGGTTGGTAGCCCCGAAGGTCTCTTCCGAATGGTCTCAGCCCATTTAGAAAGGTTAGGGTTCCCCCAAGAGGGGAATGCCTCTTATGACCTCTCTTCTGGTGATTTCTTCAGCTCTTATTTCGTCCCTGTTGGCCCCATAGAGTTTAGGTTGACCCCCAAACCGTTCAGGATGTTGGCCAAGGTGTTTTATGCCACGAAGGCGTACTCCCCCAAAGCCGCCATGAAATGGCTACGCGGGGTTGCCGAAGGGCTGTATCCTGCTCTGTCCCACCTCCCCGTAATGAGACCTCTGTTTGAGCGTATATTGTTGATCACTGAGGGAGTGAAACCCAAGCCCTACCGCCTCGCCGAGGTCTTTGTAGGCCTGGACGTTTTAGGACCAAATGAGAAGGCCTTGGAGTGGATGCGGACGAAGTACGGCTTGTCCAATGATGACATCGAGCAGATGGAAGATGAAATTTCCTCAGTTACTTCTCTGCCTTGGGTACTAGGCCACCCCCTGTTCAAGATCTGTTTGGAGGTGGATTTGGGAGAAACGTTGCCGAGCGCCCATGACCTTTCCATGTGCCTTTCGATGGTGGATCCTTCACAGATGGCCCACTATGCCATCTGGTATTACGCCAGATTCTTCGTCTCCATTAGAGCTTCGATCGCTGTTGCCAAGTTGGTAATTCGGTCCCCTCTCGTCTTTTTGACATACCTCAAATGGAGAGCGGCTTTCATGGTGATGAAGTCGAAGAGGCTTCTGACCCTTTTCCGGAGGCTGTTTAGAAGGGGATGGAAGGCAATAGATGTTGATGCCGCTAAAGTGGGCTTGGTTGATTGGAACATGGCTATGGCCAAAGAGATGTTCCTGCCACCTCCACCCCACAATCATCAGCCCAATTACGGTGGGCCTCTGGCCTACCTGAAGACATTGAAGGCTTATGTCCTCTCTAGGATCGCCTTATTTCGGGTTGCGCCAGTGTATGCGGGACACATTTTAACTGCTGACGTATTTGCCGTCGGAGTTGCCCCTCTACTAGAAGAGGTGTTGAAGCATACGCCTGGTTTGGGCATGCCTTTTGCAGTAGGTTTAGGGGTTTATGAATCGGCTAGGACCGTTTCCTACCCCTCGAAAGTCGCCCGAGTGTTCGTCCATGTTCTATTGGCCATGTTGCCATTGAAGACTGCCATAGGTTTGCACGCATGTTTCAATTTCATGGTCGTCTCAGGATTGGCCCATACGGCCTCGGTCAGAACTAAGCTGGCGGCTTGGCTCACCAATTTTCTGACATTGGTTACGGCAGAGGATAGACGTCGAGTCTTTCTCGGGCTGAAACCCCACTACCAGATATCACCTGGTTTTAGGGCTGCCCATCTTATGTTGAACAAGATGCTTTTTGGTAGGATGTAACCTCCTACCTTTTCCCGCGCGAACTCTAGAAGTAGGAGGTTGACAACCCCGCGCGTAAAGTGTCGCCTTGGTAAAATAATAGATCGGACTTACCTACCGATAACATGCCTCGTAAAGTATTAGAAGAGCTTTCGAAATTTGGCACTCTGTCTGAAGAAGGCAAAGCCTGGCTAGTTGAAGTGTTGGACCCATTCCACGATGAAGATTTATCATTGGTTGGGTACCCCGATGCCCTCAACGCATCTACAGTTATCCAGTTGGTCAAACGGCAAATGACCATTGTCGCTCCTAGTGTTGCCAATTGGGATGCTAGCATAGCCATGTTTCCTACAGGCGTAACTATCAACTCTGGACAGCGTATGACGATGTCGCAACAATTGTGCACTGTCAATGCCAACACTGCCCCCTCCACCAATTGGGGAGGTATTGTCGCCAATACCGGCCCCGCCGGTACCACCCTTTGGCCAACTGCCACAGCCTCTGCTGCTGGCACCACTACGACTGGTGGTGGTATGGATCCCAACAACTATACCCGCGGCAACTACCGCATACTCGGTATGGCGTTTGAGGTGGTGAATACTACTAGTCCCATGTACATGCAGGGGCAAGCTTGTGTCTGGAGGAAACCATTCGTTGCTAATGATGAAGTCTACGCTGTATCTGGCCTGACTGGCAACGATAATGGAGCTTACTCCGTAACTAGGGTACAGACCCCCCCCGCAACTGTTGATGAAGCTATGCTTCTGTATGGTTCACGGTCTTGGGCTGCTTCAGAGGGAGCTTATGTCGTCTCAAGATTGAATTCAACCCTCAATCCTTGTAGTCAACCGACGTACAAACCCGTTCTGTACAGCCCCAATGACTATGCTGGTAGTAATCCTACTAGTTATTGCTATGGTCTATCCCCTTTCACTCTATCTTCATATCACGTGGCTGATAAAATCCACCCTTTTGACCTGTCCGGCGTTACCTTTACTGGTTTGAGTCCTCAGACCACTTTGGTGGTCAATGCTAGATGGATAATAGAAAGATGTCCCACACCGATAGAAGGCGATTTAGTCGTTCTGGCCAATCCATCCCCTTGCTACAACCCCACTGCTATCGAGTTAATGACCAGAGCAATGTGCAATGCCCCTCCGGGTGTCATGCTTAAGGAGAATCCTCTTGGTGAGTGGTTTCGCTCCCTTCTTAAAAGTATAGAGAACTACGCCCCTCGGATTGGCTCAGCTTTGGGGACTGTTGTCCCCGGAGCTCAAATGGTGGGAGCAGGGTTGGGGCTTACCGCATCTGCTGCTCGGCAGCTTATGAGGCGGTCTATGCCCAAACCTACTCTAAATTCTAATTCTAATAATATGAGCAAACCCCCTCAGTTGTCTGGTAAAGACAAGAAGGGGAAATCAGGCAAGTCCAAGCGCGCCAAGTAGATCGACTTGGCACCAAGGCGTCCCGCCCCCCCTGGAGAGGGGCGTTAATATTCTCCTGCGCGAACTCTAGAAATAGGAGGTTAACAACCCCGCGCGTTAAGTGTTGACCCCCCCGGCCACGGCTTTTGGCTCTGGCTGGGAGGGGTTCAGGAGAGGGGGCAATAATACTCTCCTGGTGTTGGTTACACACATTACAACACACTCTGCGTGAGAG